GCCTATGCGGACGCTCACAGCCGGATCACCAAGGAACAGGTTTTAAAGCTTTGTGGCAGTAGGAACATGGTGGACCGGGCGGCACCCAGCACGTTCATGGGTATAGATGTGAACCCAGAGAAAGGCCACCACTACGTTATAGGCCGGGCCGGGAAGAACCGGCTCCACGACATCATCGCCATTGGAACCACCAAAGACCTGGACGACTTCCCTTTAATGATTAAGCTCTTTGGCATCAAGCGGTTCGTCATCGACGCCCAGCCGGACCTTGAACACGCTCGAAAACTCTGTAGGATGTTTCCTGGAAAAGGGTTTTTGTGTTACTATAACCGACATCAAAAGGACTCCTATGCCTGGGACGACGACAAACACCAAGTTACAGTCAATCGGACTGAAAGCCTGGATGCTTCCCAACGACTCCTCAGGGAGGGACTACTTGAACTTCCGGTTAGAAGTCCAACGGTGGAAACTTTCGCTTCTCATTGCGAAAACATTGCCAAGCAAACAACGTTCGACGATCTTACTGGCGATCCATCCGTGGAATACGTGCAACTAGGAGCCGACAAACCGGACCATTACCGGCACGCGCTGAACTACGAAGCCATCTGTTGGTATCACGGGCAGGGCTGGAATAAACCGGCAACATCCACGGTGATACCGGATGACGTAAGAACCATGATCGAGTCGTAAACTTGAAAGCAGAAAGGGCCAAGATGAAAAAGCCGAGCCAGACCGTTATCCCAGGAACCGAGCCGAAACCAGTCTTAAAGAAAATCCCCCGCCAGATCAGACGCCAACTTGAACGAAAGCTAAAAAATGCCGAAGCCGACCTCATCAAACGATGGGGGCTTATCCGCATCGACCACAAAGACCCAACCGACCACACCAAAGAAAACAAAATGCCTATGATCGACATGAAGACCTGGGACCCCGACTGGATGACTGAAAAAGGCGGAGAGTGGACAGATCCCGTTACCAAAGAGAAAAAAACCATCCGCGTTTCCGAAATGAAAACCTTCGGACGCATGGGAGACAAGACCCAAGCCATCCGCGTCAGCCGAAAGAAGTACACCAAGTTCGTGCAGGAGTGCGCTGAACTCTTGGACGAGTTAGACCCCTCTGGACTCATCGCGCAAGAATCCTTTGGCGACTTTGGAGATGACACACTTGGAAATCAAAGTTACTGGAACACCGTGGCCAACAATGGGTCAGGTGCAGCCAACGGAAAGTATTTGCCTTATCAACCCGGACCTTACACCCGCCAGCTTTATATCCAGGACCAATGGGTGATGTTGAGCCGGGCCGCTGAACTCGTGAACTATAACCCACTGGCCAAAGCGGGAATCTACATCAAGAGCGCGTTCACCATCGGTAAGGGTCCAAAGATTATTGTTTCACCTCCAATAGAAGGCGACAGCACAGCTCAAAAGGCTTGGGATAATTACAGCGAGCGGGTGAAACACGGGACCAAGCTCTGCAATCGTGACAGGATGCTTTCAACCAACGGCGAGTTTTTCCAAGAGTATTGCAAGACCCAACAAAAGAAACCCATCACCAAGTCCATCGACCCCGGCACAGTCTACGACATCGTGGCCGAACCCCGGGACATCGACCAGATTTACGGTATTGTTATGATGTACCCAACCCGATACCAGACTTTCACCCAAGGGGCTAAAGGTGAACGAGTAAACGTCAGCGAGTTCGTGTTTGAGACCATCCCACCCGATAACGTCACCCACATCAAGATCAACGTCCAAGAGAACGAAATGCGCGGCCGCTCCGATCTCTTGCCCGTCATGAACCTCTGCGATTGGTTTATGGACTACCTGAAGTTCAAGATTCTTCAAGCTTGGGTTCATTCGGCCTTCGCCTGGGATATCACAATGAAAAACGCCGAGCAGACTGACGTTGACGCCATGAGCGAGAACGAGAACGCCGTGGCCCCTGCGCCCATGAGCACCTATGTTCATAACGATATGGTCGAGAGGAAACCACTTCAGGCCACTGGGACACAGGGAAGTGGGAAGGCCGGAATCTTCGAGGAACTCGTGACGGCTTTCTGCACTGGTATATTGGTTCCAACTGAATACGTTGGTCTCGCAACCACAGGGAACCGAGCGACATCCGTGACCAAGACCGAGCCAGCCGTTAAGGTCTTTGGCGAACGCCGTCAGGTTTGGGAACCGGCCATCAAAAAAGAGGTCCAGTTCGTGGTCCGGGAAGAAACCGGCATCGAACTGGATGAGTCCGATATCGAGGTGGCGTGGGACGAAATAGCCCCGGAGAATATCAGCGAACGGATTCAAGACCTGCTTGTTGGATTGGTCAACAAGTCCATCACCAAGAAACGGTTTGATACCATGTACGCCAAACTCTTAGACATCAACAGCTACGACTGGAAAAAGGAGCAGGACGACATCGTTCAAGAAATGATGAACGACCCGATGATCGCCAATGCGATTAAGGCCATGCCCACAAAGCCAGTCAATCAGCCTGTGGCCTCGGCTACCGCTCCGCCCAAGGTCGAAGACCCTACAGCCCAAGGCGCACCCGCCAAGCCTGAACCTCAAAAGCCGCCAGACCCGCGCTCAGATGCCGGGGTAAAAGAGATTAAGAAACAACATCAGGTGGTTTAATGGACCAGACCGCACTCGTTGACCAACTAATGGACCAAGCCCACAAGGCTTTGTTGGTCAGCGAGGAAGACAAGACCGGTGCACTCTACGACCTGTATGAACAGGCGATTAACAATCTTGTCGCCGATCTTCAAAAGATTAACGCCAAATGGTACGCCCTAGAAGAACCCACATTCTCAGACTGGAAACGGTTGGGGTTGGACGCTGAGAGTTTCAATTACATCAACCTTAAAATGGGAGTCCATGGCGGAGGTCTAAAGCAACAGTCCATTGACCGTTTTGCAACAGACTTGGTGAATTACTACAAAGAGGGGTATCTCCGCAACGCTTATATTTTAGACAGCGCCACTCCTGCCAATGTGGACGTTGGGTTTCACATGCCGCCCGATAGTTTTTTAATCGACTACCTGAACCAACCGTGGAAAGGCACAAGGTTTTCCGAAGACCTTGGCATCATCAGCGACTTCATGGCCCACGATATTCAAGGCCAACTCGTTCTCTCGATGTGGGGCGGGGACTCGGTGGATCGGATGGCCTCAAGGATTCGGGATTGGGTTGGAATAGATGACGGGCAAAAGTTAAAGACCCGCCCACGGGCCAGCGCACAACTCAGCAGGGCATTGACTATCGCACGAACAGAAATGAGTCGAGCCGCGACCCTCGCCCAAAATAAGATGTTTGAGGAAAATAGCGATATCCTCGACGATAAGGTTTGGACTGCAAAGTTCAGAGGATCAAACGTTTGCGAACAGTGCGCCGATAGAAATGGACTGACGCCAAGCGAGATCGAGGAACTAGCTGACGATCTTGAAGATGACCCGCCAGGACATCCGAGATGCGTGTGTCGATGGGCACCCAAGGTCAAGTCCTGGGATGAGTTGCTTGGCGACTTGGGAAAGGGAATGAAAGGCGAGATGGAATTACCAGAGGGGCCGGTTAAGCCAGCACCCTACGAAGAGTGGTCAAACGATTATGTTTCACCCGGCGGGTTTGTCAGGATACACGCCGAGGTCAGGTAAAAGGAGGCAGTATGTTTAAAAAGATTTTCAAGACGGTGGCCGCAAAGTTATTCAACGCCAGCAAGAAGGAAACTACCGCGCCGAAGCCGATGGTTTATGAGGTGGCCGATCCAAATCCGCACCGTCCAACAAAACTATTCTATGGCGGAACATTCTCCAACAACCCGCCGGGCACCAAGCGCAAGCCCCACACGATGATGGAAACCGTGGACAACCAGATGACCCAGATAACGGGCCGGGTAATGGTTCCCCAAAAGCGTTCTGATCGAAACGAGCACTACCGGAAAAACGGGCGCTTCTATCACCGCCCATGGCCCTGCAAAAAGGTTGCGGCATGACTGAAATCTGCGTCAAGATCGACCGGGACACCCACGACCGGCACATCAAGGCCGAGTTGGAAGCCTATCTCGAAAAGCGGAAATCCGGGGGCGCTGGAATCGACACCGACATCGAGACCCATTACAAAGGCATGAAACAGATGGGTCAGTGGCTTCTGACAATCTACGAACAGGAAGCCGCGAAACGGGCCAAGTTTTTCCAGAGCCAGAACCACAGGAGGTTCATCGAGGCCTTCTTTGATTTTGTGAAACGCCGGGCAAAAGACTTGGGCTACCGATACGAGGACGTGATTCTTATGGACACGGCCATCACGAATGATGGGTATATTTTACTCAGGGTGATTCCAAGGCCCGGAGCGCAAAAGATCGGAGTTGAAACCAATGGGTAATCCTAAAGACGTGGCCGATTATGCGCTGAAGAATAAAGACTTAATGCAGGCGGCGCAGGACAACCCGGAGGTCAGCCGGACCTTTGTGGGCCTGGTCGACCGGATTATCGAGCTGTTTGGGGATAAGGCGGGCGATTTAGAGATCAAAGGCCCTGTGGGCGCGCCTGAGCCTTATGACGTAAAGTTTATCCTGGGGGACCCGCATGGAGCTAACTAAGCGGGAAAGCTGGGAAATCCTTAGAATCTGCAAGAAATTTAAGGGATTGGGTGGAAAAGTCCAGATCGATTTTGAACCCGGAAAGATCGCCAAAGTCCAGGCCTCCGCGACCATTTCGGGCGAAGCCTTTGTTCAGCCTCCCACCCTTGACCGTCCCAACCCACAAAAAGAGATTGACGTACAAGAGGGGTAGGGAGTATCTTTTGAAGTGACAAGCAAGCCACGGACACATTTCAAGGCTCTCGTCGGAGAAGTTCCGGCGAGAGCTTTTTTTATTTTGCGGAGGAAATGTGAACGAGATCGAAGTCAAGCCAACGTTTGAGGATTCCTTCTCAGTGCGCGAGGCTAAGATTCTGGACGAGAAAGAACGCCGAGTCCGAATCACCGTCATTTCTGTAGGTCCTGGAAACAACAAGTGGAAAAACTTTTATACCCAAGAAGCAATCGAGTCAGCCCCTGAGATATTCGAGGGTGCGACATTCGGCATGAACCACAACAAGGCCTTGGCCGAGAAACAACCCGAAGGCGTCATCCAGGACATCGGCGGGTGGCTTGAGAACTGCGAAGTAGTAGGCGAAAAGCTGGATGCTGACGCTGTGGTACTCCCCGGCCCATCTTACGAGTGGTTCTGGACCCTTTTAAAACAGTCCATCGTTTACGCGCAAAGGTTTCCTGGTCGTAACTTGATGGGAGTCTCGGTAGACGCCAAATGCACGGCTGATGGAACCCTCGACCTCAACGGCGAACAGTGGAACAAGATTAACAAGTTCATTGGCGTCAAACGGGTTGATGCCGTGACTACCCCAGCCCGGGGCGGAATGATCCAAAAGATTATCTCCGAGGCCATGACCAACATCCCCTTGATGGCTGGACGACTAATGGGGTTTGGGAAGATTGTAAGCGCCATGGAGTCCGATGCCGCTGAAGATTTAATTGGCGGGGCTTCAGATAAAGCGGTAAGCGCCAACATTTCCCGCCTCGTTCGATCTGGTTACGGCCAGGACGAGGCAGTTGTTTTGGCAATGAAGAAAGCGGGGCGCAACGTCCAAGAATCTGATGCCCCAACAGACCCAGCGGCGATTTACGCCGCACTGATGACGAAAGTCCGGAACCTGGAAAGCTCAGGCGCACCGGGTGTTGATGAAGTCCGCCGACAACTCGACGAGCTGGGCACGGCGCTGAAATTTAACAAAACGGAGGATAACACCATGGACTATCCAGGTGTAGACCCCACAGCCTCAAGCCCCGCCGATGGCGGAGCCGGAGACATGGGGGATGAAGCGTTGTCTCCAAAGGACCACGCAATGGCTGCCACGTTCCACAAGAACATGGCCGCTCAGTGCAATGAGGCAGAAGCGGGGGGCGCCGGCATGAAGGCCCACCACCTCAAGATGGCTAAGTTCCACGCCGCGAAAGCCGCGGAGGGCGATGCCACTGTAACGGTTCAGCACAAAGCCGATGCGCCTGTTGCCGAACCCACCCCGACCGAAGCCGAAGCAAAGGCCAAGGAAGAGGCGGAGGCGAAAGCCAAGACCGCCGAGGCCGAAGCAAAGGCGAAGACCAACGAATCCGATCCTGATGGATACGGAAAAGCTGGCCTTAAACTCTTGAAAGAGAGCGAGATCGCCAAGGCTGGCCTGACAGAGGCGCACAAAAACTACTTGATGTTGTCGTTGGAGTCCGAGACGGACCCCACCAAGATCAAGAAAGAGATCGCGGCCTATGTCGCAGTCCACGCCCAAGAAGCGGGGACGGGCCATAACTTCCAACGCCGGTCCGGCGCGGGAAGCGCGAACAAATCAAACTTAGTCGGGGCACTGCGAAGCAGCGGCGTCCTGGCTGAAGAGTAAGGGGGCAAAACGTGACTATCAAACGTCATTTTTACAAAAAGCCGAACGTGGACATGCAGGCCTGGCCTCTTGATCCACTGATGGCGAACACCATTAACGCCGAGAGTTTCGTTTATTACGACACCACGGCGAAGTATTTGGTGGCTTTGGCAAGCGACTCGAACGCCGCTTATTTCGTGGGCTTGCTTCAAGATCAGACGCCCGTGGGCAACTACGGAAGCATCGGATTCGATCAGGGTGGCGGGACGACAAACCCGAACACCAACAATCAAGGAATGGTCGTTCGTTACGGCCAAGCCAAGATGAATTGCACAGTGGGTCAAAGCTACACCGCTGGTCAAAGGGTCTGCATTGGTGCGGACGCTCAAACAGTTTCAACCAGTGGATCGAACTATATCGCCTATGTTTCCGGCGAACAGGCCGACATCACCACTGCAACGGCAGGGCAGACGGTATTGGTGGACTTCCGCGCCAACTATCCTGCCGTGCCAGTTAATTAAGGGGGCCTCGCATGAAACGAGATTTTGTTCAAACAGTACTTAAAAAGGCGATGAAGCACCCCGACCACGGTCGGGATGTCAGCCGCCTTGTGGAGCATGTTGGCGAGGACCAAGTGCTTCAAGTCATGGAATCCTTTCAGGATATCCTGAGTAACACAAACAGTCCTCGGTCGTTCGCGGCCTTTGAGAAAACCTGCGAGAGGGAAATCAATGCTCAAGAAGCTGGAATCTCAGCTTCCCAAGTGGCGATTTTCAGCCTCCTGGGTGTCACCTCGATTGTGGCGGACGCTTATCAAGCGGTCACGGACCTGCCTTTGCAGGACTTGTGCTTGACCGAGCCTTCGCATACGTTCCAGGAGCCTAAAGCCTGGCTTGCGAACCCGGACATGCCGGACCAACTGGACGACATGCAGGAACCCAGCCAGACCAAGGTTCTGCAACGTAGTCTTTTGGTCACGAACAGCGACTTCGGCAAGGCGTTCTCGATTTCCCGCAGGGCGATTGATGACGACCAAGTCGGACAACTGGCGAGGATACCGGCCAAGATCGGCGAGAACCACAGACGGCAAGAAGAGATTTACGCCGCTGGGTTTTTAACCGGCGCGGCTTTCAACGCCGATGGGGTATCGGTCCCGGCTCCGGCCTACACCGACCCTGATGGTTTAGGTGGCGGGATGTACGTCACTGCGGCTTCAGCTTCCGGCGCGAGGGGCAACACCCTTTCGAGCCAGGCTGTTATCACGCAGGGCGGAATCCAGGAAATGATCGCGCTTTCAAAGAAGGTCAAGGACTGGGATGGGAAACACGTGATCGTGAAACTGGACAGGATAATCGGTGGCGTTGCCGTCACGGCAACCGCGGCCGCTCTCCTGCACGCCCAATACTGGCCGTCTGCTGCTCCGAGCACTGTCTCGGCCGCTGCGACCACTACTGGCACGTTCATGACGCCGAATCCTTTGGACCCGAAGATGAAGGTTCTCAGGGTTCCGATCGACTACGAGGAAGAGCCTTTCTTCACCGAGACGATCAGTGGAAAAAACATGGCCTACGCTTGGTACGCCATGCAGAGCAAGTGGATCGGTCTTGTGAAACAAGATCGTCAGGCACTG